GATCGCCGACGACGGCTCGAACGACACATACACGGACGATGAAGGCCGCACGCATGTCGACTACGACCATATCTCCAGGTCGAAGCTGCGCGTAGATGCTCGAAAGTGGTTGGCGTCGAAGATGGCGCCCAAGAAGTATGGCGACCGCATCACCAACGAGCACACTGGCGCGAATGGTGGCGCCATAGAGGTCAAGAGCACAGTCACCTTCGTGCAGCCCAAGCCACGAGGTGACGACGAGTGACCACCTTCGTCGCTGCGCCTCTCAACCTGAACATCACGCTCCCCTTCAAACTGGCGCCACTGTACGAGGCGCGCCGGTACAAGGTCATGCGTGGTGGGCGCGGCGGCGGTAAGTCCCATGGCGTGGCCCAGGTGCTGCTCGACATGGGCGCGCGCAACCCCCTGCGCATCCTCTGCGCGCGGGAAATCCAGAAGTCTATGCGCGACTCGGTTCACCGGCTGCTGCGCGACTACATCGTCAAGCTCGGCCTGACCGAGTTCTACGAGGTGCTGGACACCGAGATTCGTGGACGCAACGGCACGCTGTTCCTGTTCTCCGGACTGCAAGGGCACACCGTCGATTCCATCAAGTCCTTTGAGGGCGTGGACATCGTATGGGTGGAAGAAGCCCAGGGCGTGTGCAAGAAGTCCTGGGATGTGCTGATCCCGACCATCCGCAAGGACGGATCGGAGATATGGCTGACGCTCAACCCGGCGATGGACACCGACGACACCTACGTGCGGTTCTGCGCCGCGCCGGATGACGACGTGTGGCTCTGCGAAATCAACTGGCGCGACAACCCGTGGTTCCCTGATGTCCTCAACCAGGAGCGCCTGCGCGCCAAGCGCTCCATGTCGCAGGAGGACTACGAGCACATATGGGAAGGCAAGCCGCGCACCGTGGCCGAGGGTGCCATCTACCGCCATGAAATCCTGGACCTGATGGAAAGCGGGCGCGTTCGCCCGGTGCCATACGACCCTCTGCTACCCGTCCACACGGTATGGGACTTGGGCTGGAACGACGCCATGACCATCGGCTTTGTCCAGCGCGGGCCGATGGACGTGCGAATCATCGACTACATCGAGGACAGCCATCGCACGCTGGATTGGTACGTGGCGCAGATCGAGAAGCGCCCGTATCGCTGGGGCATCGACTACCTGCCGCACGACGGTCGTACCCGCAACTACCAGACCGGCAAGAGCACCGAGGAACAGCTACAGGCGATGGGCCGCAAGGTCCACGTCCTGGCCGCCACCAGCATAGAGGAAGGCATCAAGGCCGTCCGCATGCTGTTCCCGCGCTGCTACTTCGACAAGGACAAGACCGGGCGTCTGGTGGAGTGCCTGAAGCGCTACCGCCGCGCCCTGCACCTGCATACCGGAGAGGCCATGGCGCCCCTGCACGACGAATACAGCCACGGCTCCGACATGTTCCGCTACGTCGGCCAGGCCGTGGAAATCATGCCCAACGAAATGGAACGCACCTACGAGGAAGCGGAAGCGCCTGACTGGCGACTGTGAGGACACGACATGCAGATCACTGAGAATGACCGCCAGTACATGAATGGCCTGCCACCGGCCGGCGACACGCCGCTGACCGTGGACGAGTACGCCGACATCAACTACGAAATCGAGGACCAGCCCGCGTGGCGCGCCGTCGCCGACAAGGAAATGGATTACGCGGACGGGAACCAGCTCGACACCGACCTGCTGCGTCGCCAGCAGGCACTGGGCATCCCGCCCGCGGTAGAAGACCTGATTGGCCCGGCCCTGCTGTCCCTGCAAGGCTACGAGGCCGTCACTCGCACAGACTGGCGCGTGACGCCGAACGGTGACGTGGGTGGCCAGGACGTGGCCGACGCCCTGAACTACCGGCTGAACACGGCAGAGCGCCAGTCTGGTGCCGACCGCGCATGCTCCGAAGCGTTCCGGCCGCAGATCGCGTGCGGTATCGGCTGGGTAGAAGTCAGCCGCGAGTCGGACCCGTTCAAGTTCCCGTACCGCTGCCGGCCTATCCGCCGCGACGAAATTCACTGGGACATGAAGTGCGGCGACGACTGGGAGGCCTGCCGCTTCCTGCGCCGGCAGCGCTGGCTGTCACCTGATCGCATTGCCCTGGTGTTCCCGGAGCATGCCGAGCTGATCCGCATGGTAGGTAAGTACGGCAGCACCTGGTGGGGCCAGCCCGATCTCGGAATGATGGAAGGCGGCACATCCACCGGTCTACACAACGCATGGAACGAGGCGCGGGCCTGGACCGTGCAGGAGGACCGCTGGTACAACCCAAGCAGCAAGGAAATCTGCCTGGTGGAACTCTGGTATCGCCGCTGGGTGCAGGTCCACGTCCTGAAATCGCCCGATGGCCGAGTCGTCGAGTACGACCCGAACAACCTGGCGCACAACATCGCGCTGGCGTCCGGCCGCATTTCACCGAAGAAGGTGACGGTATCCCGCGTGCGCCGCTCCTATTGGCTCGGGCCGCACTGCCTGCACGATGGGCCAAGCCCATACACACATCGCCACTTCCCCTACGTCCCGTTCTTCGGTTTCCGCGAGGATGCCACCGGAATTCCATACGGGTACGTGCGCGGCATGAAGTACGCCCAGGACAGCCTGAATAGCGGTATGTCCAAGCTCCGCTGGGGCATGAGCGTCACTCGAGTGGAGCGTACCAAGGGCGCGGTGGATATGACCGACGCCCAACTACGCCGGCAGATCGCACGTCCGGATGCCGACATCGTGCTGAACGCTGAGCACTTCGCAAGCAACAGGGGCGCTCGCTTCGAGGTAAAGCGCGACTACACCCTGACCGACCAGCATTTCCAGATGCTTCAGGACAACCGCGCCACCATCGAGCGCGTAAGCAACATCACGGCCGGTTTCCAGGGGCGCAAAGGCACGGCCACCAGCGGCATCCAGGAACAGCAGCAGATCGAGCAGAGCAACCAGTCCATTGGCCGGATCATGGACAACTTCCGCGCCGGCCGGACTCTGGTGGGCGAACTGCTGCTGGCAATGATCGTCGAGGACATCGGCCAGGAGCGCACTGAGGTGGTTATCGAAGGCGATGCCGTGACCGCCGATCGTGTCGTGGTGCTCAACGAGCCGCAGCGCGATCCTCAGACCGGCGCCGCCTACCTGTCCAATGATCTGCTGCGCACTCGGATCAAGGTCGCCCTCGAGGACGTTCCCAGCACCAACAGCTACCGCGGCCAGCAGCTCAATGCGATGTCCGAGGCCGTCAAGAGCATGCCGCCGCAGTACCAGGCTGCTGTCCTGCCGTTCCTGGTCAGCCTCATGGACGTGCCGTTCAAGCGCGACGTGGTGGAGGCCATCCGAGCCGTTGATCAACAGCAGACCCCGGAGCAGATCCAGCAGCAGATCGACCAGGCCGTGCAGGACGCCCTGGCCAAGGCCGGAAACGACATCAAGCTGCGCGAACTGGAGATCAAGGAGCGTAAGGCGGATAGCGAAATCAGTGGGATGAACGCCAAGGCAGTGCAGATCGGGGTGCAGGCCGCATTCAGTGCCATGCAGGCCGGCGCCCAGATTGCGCAGATGCCGATGATCGCGCCGATCGCCGACGCCGTGATGCAGAGCGCCGGATACCAGCGCCCGAACCCTGCTGGTGACGACCCGAATTACCCCGTAGCCGACCAGACGGCGGCAATGAACATCAAGTCGCCCTACATCCAAGGGCAGGGGCCGGCAGCGGCAGAAGCTGAGGCCGAGGAAGCTCCGGTACGCAGGAACACCAGCCCGACATATCCGCCGGTGCCGGCCGAAGCCCCGACCGGCCAGCGCGGAATAGAGACGCCGAGTACGGCTGACAACCTGCCGCAGCCCTGACACACCTCCGCTACAACTCGCCAACCTGAAACCCTACCGGGCCACCCCCTGTAGGGTTTCGTTCTTCCTGCACCTGTCTCCGACACTGCCGCCCAAGCCAAGGCGTCTCCGAACGCCGGCGAGACGCGGAGTAATCCGCATTGCTGATGACCCTTGCGGCCACGGCGATATGTGGCGGGATAGGCATGAAAAAAGACGAGCTTTTCCAAGAGATAGACGGTGGACGGCCGACACCTGAACAGGCTGCCAGGATGATTGAACTGGCAATGGGCGATACCAGCAATTTCATGCTGGACAGCGACGAGCCCAACGTCGCAGCCGACGCGGGTGCCGGCGATGCTGGCGAGGCCAGCGCCGATGCCGCCGATCAGGCAGACAACACCGAACAGAACACCGACGCGCAGCAGGGTGCGGGTGACGCCGGCGCTTCGGCTGGTGGCGACCAACAGGGCAAGACGCCCGACGCCAAAGAGCTAAACGCCGAGAACGCCGTGATCCTGGCCAAGGACGGCAAGCACACCATCGGCTACGAGAAGCTGGTGGAAGCGAGACAGGGAGAACAGCACTGGAAAGCCCAGGCCCAGGCCGCGCAGGCAGAGCTACAACGCCTGCGGGATGAGGCAGCAGCGCGCGCCACGGCAGGCGAGGCCCCGACGTCGCAGGACAACCAACTGGCGGCGGCTCAGGCTGCCATGGATCAGGGGGTTGACCCGGCGATCTTCGGAGACTTCAGCGAGGAAGCGCTGGCCGCAGGCATCCAGAAGCTGATCGACGCGAAAGTGGAAGCGCGCGTGAGCGCACTCGTGGACCAGAAGCTGGCACCGATCCAGAAGAAGGAAGCCGAGAGCGCCGCGAGCGCCCACCTGAATGCGATCTACGAGGCCCACCCGGACGCCGACTCCATTGCGGAGAGCAAGGAGTTCGGGGACTGGGTGGCGTCCCGTCCGTCCTATGAGCGCGCGAGCATCGCCAAGGTGCTGGAAGACGGCACCGCGGCCGATGTCATCGAACTGTTCGGTTCGTTCAAGTCCGCCACCGGAAACGCTCAGCAGTCGCAGCAGCAGCCGAACGCGCAAGACGCGAAGGCTGCGGCCCAGGCTGCCATCAACAAAGCCAAGACCGAACCGCCGGCCAGTCTCTCGGATATCCCGGGCGGCAAGCCTCCGGCTGGCAACCGATTCGAGGCCATCGCCGCAATGGATCCGGCATCCATGTCAGACGCCCTGCGCGGCATGAGCCCCGATCAGGTCGAGGCATTCCTGAACCGGAACATGTAAGGGAGCTACCCCATGACCGCAAGCAAAACCACCATGCGTTACGGTGATCCGAACGCGATGATCCAACAGGCCGCCGGCTTGTTCGCGCTCTGCCAGGGCCGCAACTCGACCCTGAACCGTCTGACCGGCAAGATGCCGAGCGGCACCAGCGACGCCGAGAAGAAGACCAAGGGCCAGTCGAGCCTGGAGCTTCCCATCGTCCAGGCCCAGGACCTGGGCCGCAACAAGGGCGACGAGGTGCGTTTCCACTTCGTGCAGCCGGCGAACGCCTTCCCGATCATGGGTAGCGAGTACGCCGAGGGCAAGGGCACTGGCCTGAAGATCGGCAGCGACCAACTGCGCGTCAACCAAGCCCGCTTCCCGGTGGACCTGGGCGATGTGATGTCGCAGATTCGCAACCCCTACGACCTGCGCCGCCTCGGCCGTCCGAAGGCGAAGTGGTTCATGGACGCCTATCTGGACCAGTCCATGCTGGTTCACCTGGCCGGCGCCCGTGGTAACCACTACAACAAGGAGTGGTGCCTCCCGCTGGAGACGCACCCGAAGCTGGCTGACATGCTGGTCAACCGCGTCAAGGCGCCGACCAAGAACCGTCACTTCGTGGCCAGCGCCGATGCCATCACTGGCGTTGCGCCGAATGCGGGGGAGTACAACATCACCACCGCCGACGTGCTGGACGTGGATGTGGTCGACTCCATCGCCACCTACATGGACCAGATCGAGCTGCCGCCGCCGCCCGTGAAGTTCGAGGGCGACGAGGCCGCTGAGGATTCGCCGATCCGCGTCCTGCTGTGCTCGCCGGCCCAGTACAACAGCTTCGCCAAGCAGGAGAAGTTCCGTAGTTGGCAGGCTGCCGCACTGGCACGCGCGTCGAACGCCAAGCAGCACCCGATCTTCCGCGTCGATGCGGGCCTGTGGTCCAACACCCTCATCATCAAGATGCCGAAGCCGATCCGCTTCTACGCGGGCGACACCATCAAGTATTGCGCCGACTACAACTCGGAAGCCGAGTCGAGCGCCGTGGTGCCGGATAGCTTCGGCAATCAGTACGCGGTGGACCGCGCCCTGCTGCTGGGCGGTCAGGCCCTGGCGCAAGCCTGGGCGGCTTCCGAGCACTCCGGCATGCCGTTCTTCTGGTCCGAGAAGGACATGGACCACGGCGACAAGCTGGAACTGCTGATCGGCGCGATCCTCGGCTGCTCCAAGATTCGTTTCGCCGTCGAGGCGACCAACGGCCTGGAGTACACCGACCACGGCGTGATGGCGATCGACACCGCGGTCAAGATCATCGGCCCCCGCAAGTAAGCGACAAGGGTCGGTGATCCCGGCCCTTTCCTTCGTCCAGATTGAAAGGAGGCCCGTTATGGCCCAGTACAAGACCATCCCGCTCGGCGGCCAGTTCGGCGGTGTCACGCCGTATGGCAACCTGACCACCCTGCGTTACCAGCTCGCGACCAACGCGGCCGGCGTTCTGCTCAACAGCAATGCCGCCGCCGCGCTGGCGGTTGGCGATGTCGTGGCGTTCGAGTTCCCGTTGCCCGCCGGCTTCGTCGCCGAAGACCTGCAACTGGTGATTTCCGACCACTTCGGTGCTGGCGTGACCGCTGACGTGGGCTTTGCCTACGCCGACGGCGTGGACGACGCGACCTATCCGCAGGACGCCGCATATTTCGGCGCTGGCCTGCTGCTGTCGGCCGCTGCGCGCCTGCGCACCAGTTCCAGCAAGGCGCTGTTCGCGCTGCCCAAGGACGCCAATCTGGTTATCACCATCAAAGGCGCTGCCGTCGCGGAGGCGGGCAAGCTCCAGGTGATCGTCCTCGGCGAGCGCCTCGGCGCAGTCTAAGCGCCGCCGCCCCACGAAGGGCTGGCCCGTGCTGGCCCTTCTGTCACGCAGGAGTAGGACATTCATGAAACCCATCCTCATCGCCACCATCGCCCACGCGATCAATTCCGCCTACTGCCTCGCCATCGGCGACAAGGTGGCACCACCGTTCGCCGAGTGCCCGGAAGACATGCAGCGCGGCATCCTGGCCGGCGTGCAACTCCACCTGGACAACCCAGACACCACCCCCGAGCAGTCCCATGAGTCCTGGCTGGCGGACAAGCTGGCCAACGGCTGGGTCCATGGCGAGGTCAAGGACTTCGAGGCGAAGACGCACCCGTGCTGCGTTCCCTACGCCGAGTTGCCCGAGTCGCAGAAGGTCAAGGACTATCTGTTCCGCGCCGTGGTTCATGCACTCAAGGACATCCCGGACGCTGGGAGCCTGGACGCCGACGCGCGCGTGGCTGAGTTGCAAGACCAACTCAACGAGGTGCTAGGCAAGAATGCGGCCCTGGTGGCGCAGATGGCGAGCGACGGCGTTCCCATGCTGGATAACGGCGTGCCCATCAAGTACATCGGCCCGCGGGAAAGCTTCACCGACCGCCTGTATGGCTCCGGGCTGATGTTCACCCAAGGGCAGGTGCGTAGCGTGCCCGGCGACCTGGCGCGTCGATTCCTCAACCATCGCGACCTGTTCAAGCGCTCCACCGGCCCCGCGCCGGCCGGCGACGACACCAAGCAGGTGATCGCGCAGGCTCAGCAGGCCCAGCAGGAGCGCGCTCGCAAGGAGGAAGACCTATCGGCCCTGCACCGGGAGGTGGACAACTTCGCCGACTTCACCAGCCTGGCGGCATTCGCCAAGGACCGCTACGGCCTGAACCTGGTCAAGCAGCACGGCTTGGCGCGTTCCCGTGATGCCGTCCACGCGCGCATCGACCAGTTCGGTGGCGCGGTATGACGCTGTCCGACCTGATCCGCCGAGTTCGCACGGACGCGAACGACATGGTGGAGCCGTATTTCTGGTCGGACCAGGACGTGGCCGACTGGCTCAACGACGCAGTGCGCGAAGCCGCCGTGCGCGGCAGGCTGATCCACGAGAGCCAGGCCGACGCCGTGTGCCGCACCGAGGTGGTCGCCGGAACTGCCGTCTACCAGTTGCATGCGTCGCTATACGAACTGTCGCACCTGGGCTTCTACCCGGCCGATATGTCGCGCCCGACCATGCCGGTGCTGAAGTCGGCCGAGGTGCTGGACGTGGAGCTGCCGGAATGGCGCGCATGCACCGGCAAGCCGCTGTACGCAATCCAGGGCGACACTTCGCTGCGCCTGGTGCCAACCCCCGACCGGGCTGGCATTCTGCGCGTGGAGGGCTACCGCACGCCCCTGGCTGACATGGCGCTGGCCGACAAGGACACCGCGCAGCCGGAGATTCACGCCGAGCACCACCGGCATCTGGTCCAGTGGGCGCTGCATCGCGGCTTCAGCATCCCCGACATGGAGTCGTTCGATCCGAACCGCGCCGCGCTGGCCGAAGCCGCTTTCACGGCCTACTTCGGCGAGCGCCCCGACTCCGACCTGCGGCGCATCACCCGTGAGGATGTTCCTCACCATGTAGAGGCATTCTGGCCATGAGCAAGAAGATGAGCGTGGACCTGAAGGTCGGAGAGGTACTGCTGATCGATGGTACTGCCATCCGCCTGGAAAAGAAGTCCGGGCAGGTGGCGCGCCTGCAGATTTCGGCCGACGAAGGCACCGTTATTCAAAACCCCGCAGCAGCGCGCAGGAGTGCGCTCCAAGACCTGGAGCACACCCCTGATGGCAAATACCCTCTATGACTATGCCCGCCAGCGCTTCCTGGAGGGCCAGTTCAACTGGATGACCGACACGATCAAGGTGATCCTGGTCGATACCGGCGCCTACACGCCGCAGACTGCGATCCACCAGTACCTGTCGGATATCCCGTCGTCGTCCCGGATCGCTGGCCCGGTCACTCTTACCGCGAAGACCACCACTGGCGGCGCCGCCGACGGTGCGGATGTGACGTTCACCAGTGTGTCCGGCGCGAGCATCGAGGCAATCATCATCTACAAGGACACCGGTACCGAGTCCACCAGCCCGCTGATTGCATTCATCGACACGGCTACCGGCCTGCCGATCACCCCCAACGGCGGCGACATCATCGTCACCTGGGATAACGGCACCAACAAAATCTTCAAGGTCTGAGCGCCTGCGCGCAGGAGTGCGAAATGCAAGGGCATCAACACCCGCACGAGAAGAATGCCGGCTGTCACTGCGTGGCATGCCGGCCGCTTGAACGCCCCTGTGATTGTGAGGGCTGCATGAGGCTGATGAGTGGCTCGGGCAAGCCGCCAGCGCAGGGTATCGGTGTCAAGGGTATCGAGCCCAGGCCCATTGAACTGACGCCGAGCCAGGAAATGTACGTCAACTGGAAGGCTGTAGGCGCCTTGCCTCCGTTCCAGATGTTCGTTCACGAGCAGGCTCCATGTCCGCCCGACCGCTGCCAGCAGCAGTGGGCTATCGACTACGGTGTGCGCTACGGCGCCCAGGTCGGAGACAGGGTGCTGCTGGAGCGCTATGCCCAGTGGCACCAGGCGAAAGGCTACTGGCCAGACGAAACGATCCTCGGTCAACCGGTTGAAGGAGCGAATTAATGGCCGACACCATCGACCTGGACGGCGAAAAATTCGTCTCTCCATCATTCGTCACCAGTGCGACATCGCTCGACGACATCTATACCGCCTGGGTGGCCGACTTCCAAGGCTCAACGACTGCCTATAACCCTAGCTGGCCGAGCACCGATGATAGTGCGACGCTGCTACCAATCCCGCCGTTGTGGACCGGCGGGGCCGATAGGTTGGTTGTTTCAACCGAGTGCGGTGTGGAGATTGTCCCCTACCAGTTCACCTCGGCCAGTACGCACTACTCACAGGCGATCGCAGGAGTTAGCCGGTACTACTCGATCAACTGCGGGCTGCGCCTGGCGATTATCTTCCACCCGACTGGTGTCGACTCAGGTATTACCAGCTTTTCGGGCAACTACAACGCCGACCTGGCGCTATTTCGCGGCACGCATAACCGATCCAGTGAAAACGTCCAATTCGTGGCGCGTGTCGTTCCGGGCAGGCAAATTGATGTGGCCATCAAGAACACCGCCCAAACTGCTGGACTCCCCATCAAGCTGGTGGTCCTCAACGGCACCACTGTGGTGTCTTCCACCGACCTGACTACGATCGTTCAGGGTGGTGTCACACTGGTGACATGCTCCATCTACGGTGGAACCGTCTCGGGCACCGTCGTGGACCAGGCTGGCCAGCCTGCTACCCGCATCGTCCATGTTCACGAGCGCGAAACAGGGTCGGTGATCGGTAGAGGACGCAGCGACTCATCAGGTCTGTTCGAAATTCCGGTCATCGCGAAGGTGGGTACCACCATGTACGTAGTCGGCCTGGACGATGAGAACTCGCCGCTGATCAACGCTGTGATCGCCGATCGCATCGTGCTGGAGTAGCTATGACCACGGGCGTAGAGCTGCGTTTTGACGCAGTACCCAGCGGCTACGTCCCCTCCAGCAGTCGCAACGTCACGCTGGGTGGCGGCCCGCCGGCGAACCTTCCCGAAGGAACCATCGGAGCTTGGGGCATTCAGCCACCGCTGCTCTCGCGCGATGCCCGGGTAGTGCGGACAATCCTTCCGGACCCGCACGCATCGGCGGATCTCGACTTCTCTACCGTTGACCCCGGCTACGTGCCGCCAGCGTCCAATGCTGTGCTGCTTCAGTGGGGTGAGTTGCCGCCGGTAGGGGGCCAAACGGTTTTCCCGGGCGGATTCAGCGATTCCATGGTACCGCCACCGGCGATCCGTACTCAGTATCGCTTTGTGTTGCCTGTAGGATCGTCGCACCAAGTGTTCGGCGCCGCCAAGGCTTGGAAGTACAGCACGTTCGTTTCGGCCTACGGCTTCAATTCGAACGTCATCGGATCCCACAACGCACAGAACAAGCACCGAACGGTTCAGCCGACCGGATTTGTCGCCTACCAAAGCGGGCAGGCGAACATCATCAACCGAAACCGCTATGTGGCGGCCGGCAACATTGCGCCGCCGCCGTGGGGCGCGAATCCCACGGTTTGGCTGTACACCCGCTACCTGAAGCCTGGCGGCCTACTGGCGACCGCGATCCCGGATGTCCACCGCATCAGCCACGAACGCCAGTTCGTGCAGCTCAATGCTGGTGTTCCAGCGCCAGGCATGGGGACGGCATGGGTCAGTCAGGGAACGCGCGTTCTGGAGCCCATTGGCACGTTTCTGGATGCCGTGGCCAGACCTATGGTCGGCGGCACGCGCTTCTTGGAGCCGCCAGGCTGGGATTCCTCGGCATTCGGCACGCGGATCATTCCCGAGTCGCAGACGGTCGCGCCTCAAGGCTTCGCCGAGTTGTGGGGGCAGCAGGCGATCAACAACTGGCTCACCTTTGCCGAGCCGGCCGGATTCCAGAGCACTGTCCAGGAAGAATACCGCTGGGGCCGCGCAGACGTGTGGAACCTGCGCCAGTACGTGGTCCAGGAGTACGACCCGGACAGCGAGTTGAACCCGCCACCCTGGTCGCAGTGGACGCTGGTGGAGAACCGAAACCGTCAAGTGGGCACCATCGGCATGCCTTCGCCGCCGGCCGGCTTCCCGCAGATCGACAACAATGCCAGGCCGATCTTGCCAGGCGGCGTGGCGCCGCCGCAGATCACCACTGCAGCCATGATTGCCTACGGCCGCCGTTACCTGCCGCTGGAAGGCATCGAACCGCCGCCGATCCTGAATTGGCATGCCGTCTACAACGGCGCGAGGGTGTTGGTGCCGACCGGGAATGCTCAAAGCGCTTTCGGTGTAGCGAGACTGGAGAACACGCGGCGTTACTTCGACCGCATCGGCGGCTTCGACTCGGTGGATATCGGCATCGCGTTCATCGATTTCGCCATTCGCGGTATCAGCATCGAGCCGCGCTACAGCATCGAGCCGCCGGATATCAAGTTGCCCGAGGTCAAGCTGTACACGCGCTATGTCGATCCGGTAAGCAACGACATGCTGAACATGGGCCTGGCGGCTCTGTCGATCCACTTCAACGCGATCGGGCCGAGGTGGGCGCACAAAGACCTGTTCGGCGATCCGCGCATCCACAACGTGACGCCGGAGGTCGCGACCTTCGGGGCGAACGCCGAGGAATTCGGTTCGGCCTTCGTGCGCCTGCAATGGCGTCCGGTGGCGCCGGACGGCAGTAACATGCAGTTGTTCGGCCAGGCAAAGATCGCCGACCGCAAGCAGACCATCACGGTTCCAGGCACCAACCTGCTCAGGATGGGCGACAAGCTGGTGGTGACCAAGACCGGCGCGCCGCCGTACTCGCCGCAGAACATCATGGTTGATCAGGCGGTTAACACCGGAGCGGTGCTCGGAAAGCCCGGTCTGAATCAGTACGTCCTGTACGCGACAGGCATCCGGGCGCCGGACATCGAGGAGCCGACGGTGCGCATCATGGGCGTGAACATCGACGCCGGCATCAAGGTGGACGGCTACGGCCTGCCAGCCGTGAGCTTGAAGCTGCGCAAGCTGACGGTGGACGAATGGCCCGACGCTGAAGTGTTCCAGCCATCCAAGCCGCGTCTCACGCCGCACACCATCTGGGCGGTGAAGGAGGCACCCGAGCAGGCCAAGCAGAACCATCCAGCCGGTAATCTGCACTATGTCGGGGAAACGCTGGTTTATCCGCCGGGCGAGCGATTCGGCTCGGCGCGCATCAGCACCTACCTGGGCGTCCTCAAGCCGTCGCCGCTGGGCGACGTGTCGAAGATCGGTGAGCACGCGATCTATCTGAAGCGTCGCTACCTAGAGCCGCGGGGTCTGCAGGCATATCGCATGGGGTGGGCGATCGTGGGTGACGGTACACAGTTCGTGACGCAGTTCGCCGGCGCCGACTCGATGCAGCTCGGCGCGATATCCGTAGCCCGTGGCCCTTACTACGGAGCGCAGACTGTGAAGCCTGTCGGCCTGCCATCGCCCGGTCCTGGGGCGGTGACCTGGGTGTCTCTGCTGAACCGTACCTTCCAACTGGCCGGCTTCGACGCCATGCACATGGGCAGCTCGCGCGGCGAAGGGCCGTACCAGTGGCAGTCACTGCATGTTGGACCGCCGATGCCGACCATTCCAAGCGGTACCGACACATCAGTGTTCGGCACAGCCTGGGTTTCGCTGCGGGTACGAGGGGTTGAGCCGGACGGCTGGGAGTCGTTCATCTGCGAATACGACCCGTCGCACTTCGCGGATCGCATGCGAGTCCGCAACGTCTTCACCCCACCGGGTCCAAATGCCCAGTCCGTGGCACCTGTAGGGTTGGATTCAGTGGATGTGGGCGTGCCCAATGTGCGGCCAGGTGTCCACTACATCCGCCCTGACGGCAACGCCGATCAGTACCGCAAAGGAGCTTTCTGATGGCCACGACTTCCCTGGTGCCGCTGGCCGGCATCAACAACGTCGCCGAAGATGCCGCGCTGCAACGCGGCGGCGAGAGCCCGAGGCTCTATGTGCGTGATGCGGTGAACATAGACCTGTCGCCGGCCGGCAAGGCGCAACTGCGGGCCTCTGCGCGCCAGGTCACGGACCAGCCGTTCCGCCAACTCTGGCAAAGCCCACTGCACGGCGACGCCTTCGGCGCCCTGGGCGACCAGTGGGGAAAGGTCGATCCGCATTCATGGACGTTCGAGCCGCTCGCACAGATCGGCGAAGGGGACCTGTCCCACGAGGTGCTGAACAATCGGGTGTGCGTCGCCGGAACGGCGGGCATCTTCACCTACGATGGCGCGCAGGCCGAGCGCCTGACGCTGGACACCCCGGCGCCGCCGCTGCTGGTGGCAGGCGCCGGATCGTTGAGTCAAGGCACCTACGGCGCGGCTGTGGCGTGGCTGCGCGGCCCCCAGGAGTCGGCGCCGTCGCTGATCGCCTTCGCGGACGTGACCGATGCCGGCGCGCTGGAAGTCACCTTTCCGCTGTGCTTGGATGCCAGTGTGACCGGCGCGCGCCTCTACCTGACGCGAGCGAATGGTGGCGAGTTGCTGTTGGCCGGCGACTACCCGCTGGGCGCGGCCACGGTCATCCTGCCGACGCTACCGGAGCTAGGCCGACCGGCGCAGTTTCGCCACCTGTCGCCCATGCCGACCGGCAAGCACCTGGCCTACTGGCGCGGGCGTCTGCTGATCGCGCGCGCCAACGTGCTGCGCTTCTCCGAGGCCCTGGCCTACCACCTGCACGATGAGCGCTACGGCTTCGTGCAGATGCCCCAGCGCATAACCTTCGTGCAGCCGGTGGATGGCGGCATTTGGGTGGGCCAGGTCGATCATGTCGCCTTTCTGGATGGCGCTGATCCGGCAAGCCTGAGCGTGTCGCGTCGTGCATCGCGGGCTCCGGTGCCTGGTAGTGCAGTCCTGGTCCCTGCCGAGGTGGTAGGCACCAACGCATCACCGGATGGCTCGCCGGTCGCCGTGTGGCTAGCGGAGAACGGCTACGTCATGGGCACCAGTAGTGGCGCCATCGCCGAGGTTCATGCAGGCGTGCTCGCCGGCATCACCGGCCGTGCCGGTACCTCTGTAGTGTTCGACCGCCGTCTACTGACGGCAGTAAGCTGAATCACCCCGAATATCGGGCCTTCAATCGCTGCGCAGGAGTGCGGCATGGGACTTCGGAGAGAACCCTATGCAACGCATTAGCAGCGCTCTGCGCAAAGAAATGGCCGCCGACCTGGCCACTGGTAGCTTCGACATCACCGAAAACGGCATTGCCTTCCCGCGGCTCAGCGTACTGGCCGGTGGCGAATACTTCGGCCGCATCAACAGCGGCGAGTGGGAGAAGGAGGGCGACAACCTGATCCCCACCGAGGGCCTGGCGCACATCCTCAACATCGCGCTGGGCAGTAAGCCCAAGGTGTCGTATTTCCTGGCCCTGTTCGCTGGGACGGCAGCACCTGCTGCTAACTGGACCGCTGCTAACTTCGCCGCGGTGGCCTCGGAGATCACCAGCATGACCGAGGGTTACACCAGCGCTACCCGCCCAGCCTGGACGCCGACCGACACCGCTACCGGATCCATCGACAACATGAACACCGTGGCGACCGTAACCATCGCCACAGCGTCGCAGCTCAACGTCAACGGCGCCGCGCTGCTGACCAACAGCACCAAGGGTGGCACCACGGGTGCGCTGGTATCGGCGTCGAAGTACGCGGCGACTCGTGTGTTCCAGAACGGCGATACCTACGATATCGGCTACCGGCTGAACCTTACCGTCTAAGCCGATGTATTCGCCGCGCCCCTACGGACGTTTCGCGGAAGACGCGGAACTCTCCGCCGACGATGCCGCCGCTGTCGAGCGGCTGGCCAGGAACCTGACGAACTTCAAGCAGGCGTCTGAGCTGGCCAGCCTGAAGCGCGTTGCTGATCTGCCCAGCGGTCGGCAGGCGGTGGCCATCGACATGGGCGGGGTGTTTCGCATCCTGGTGCTCGAGCAGCATGAGCTTCCGCAATTCCGTTTCGACGGTGTGGCACAGACCAACATCCCCATGCTGTTCTCCGGCGTCATCACCCGCGCCCAGGTGCTGACCGATGGGCAGGGCGTTGGCATAAGGTTGACCGAGCAGGCCCGGCGCCGGCTGGTGGCCTACGACCCGAAAGCGGCGCTTCCGCCGAAGGACGTGGCGTTGCAACGCTTTGTCATCAAGTACGAACCGCGTTTCCAATACTTCGAGCCGCGCGAGCAGGGCATCTACACCTTCACTCAGTACGTCAAGCAGCGCCCGACCTGGTACAGCGGCGCCATGGCCGAGGTCATGCAGGTGGCTGGCGGATATGGGCGGCAGGTCATGGCCGAACTGCCAGAGGACGACCTTGAGCGCGCAAGGATGCTGATTCCTGAGCGCTACATGCACCGCATCCGCCAGGAAGTCGGCAACGTTCGGCTGCCGGCCTACACAGGCTTTCCGGACGAGCAAGGCCAGTTCAAATGTGACTACCTCGCCAGCCGCTGCAACGCCGTCGCTTTCGATGCCGGCAACAGTCCGTGGTTGCTGCAGATCAATGCGCGGGGCGTCTACGCGATGCCGCTTCCTGTGGTGCCGGCCACCACCACCGAGGCTTTCCGTGACTACGTGCTGGATGTTGGTGACGACGAGCTGCTGAAGCTTCTGGACCGCTTCGGCGGCATGCCTACTGGTGAGGGGTTCCCCCAGCCGGAACAGGAGTTCGAGGCGTGGCGCCGGGCCGGCGTCATCGTCAAGGTCTGCGACACCGCCGACTTCTACAATTTCGAGGCCATGTACGCGGCGTGTGGCTGGGCGGTGAACAGCCGAGGCACCGAGGGCTTCAACACCTGCTGGACCTATGACGACGCCGGCCTGATGCAGGTCCATGCGTACAAGATGAGTCTGTCGCTGGCCCCGGCGGAGAACCAGGGGCGACTGAAGAACACCTGGAATTTCGATGATCCAGACGATGCAGCGAAACTCAACGCCTACCTGGCCCAGGTCTATGGCGCGCTGACCGATGGCTCCGCCAGAGAACTGGCCATCAAGTATAAGATTCGGCGGGTGCCGGCTGGTGAGATTCTCTCGCGCGCCTCTTCGGCCAGCGGCCCGGATCTGGACTACTGGGACAGCCTGGAACTACCTCCCATCGCCACCCACCAGGGCCGCGTGTCGCGCGTCGCCAGTGGCCCTTTCTACTGGCCGTCCAAGGTCTTGAAGTCCTGCACCCGCCTGAAGTTCCCCGAACTGACGGGGCAGGGGTGCGAGTCCTTCCCGCACATCTCGCCCGACTATTCCGGCGGCGCAGTGAAGTGCGACACCATAGTCTTCGGCTGCTATGTCGAGGACCAATTGCGTGTCATCAAGTATTTCTACGACGAACGCAAGTTCCAGCAGGAAACGACAAGTACGTTCGAGCAGTACATGATCGTCGGCCAGTGGGAGAAGACCGAGACTTTCGGCCTTAGCGGGCTGATGGGGTTCTTCTACACGACCGACTTCGACGATCGGCAGGAGCAGCCGGCGGTAACGGTCCATACCAACATCGTCGGCACCGACATGGGCTACGGCAACCCGGCTTACTCCACTCCGCCGACACTTTGGTGCGTCGGCGGCGTGAGCCGGTCCAGGTATTACATGCATCGCACCACGGTAGACACTACCGAGACGTTTGCCCTGGACGTGGCGGCGCTGGTGCCGGTGTTCGAGCGCGATTGCATGCTCTACGCCTACCAGGACCATACCGGGGGACGCAGTTCCCACGAGGAAACGACGCAGGGCTCTGTGCCTGATCCCACATCCTACGAACTCTGGTGCTTTGACGACATCTGGCACTGGATGGGGCAGACGCGGAACGGGAACCGGGGCGACCCGCCATCCAAGGATGGGGTGCCGGTCTATGTCGATACGCTGGTCTACAGCCCAACCGAAATCAGCGACTTCGCCGAAAGCGGCAACTGGCTGAACCTGCCACCTGGCGGTTTTTTGGATGTCACGGGCATCTGTGGGCCGTACACCTACCGCAACTCCGTCCACAACGCCAACGGCGTCATTATCGGCGGCGAGGCGCCAGGCTTCGATCCGTACCGGAAGGACACCCAGTACCCCAACGAGAGTAGTGGGCGCCTGAGTGTGTGCCTGTCCGTGGCCGGCGCTGTTCAGGTCAGTAAGGACATGCCGCACTCGTGGTACTGGGGCTTCTCACCCGAGAACGACTTTTACTTCTACCGCGACGCCGTGCATGTCGCCATCGGCGACGCCCGGTACGCCAGCATCTACGAGACGGGCCAGGATGGACTGCGCCGCCGCTGGGGGCATACCGCGCTCGCCGATCACAAGGCGGCCCACCACTTCATAGGGGTTATCAATGAGTGACTACCGCGACGACTCCAACGACACGGCGGTAATCAGCGACACGACCTGGCTGGGGTTGTCGGCCGTCAGCGAAGGCACCGCGCGCATCAGCGAGACGGTGCTGTACGGGCTGCTGGTGCTGCACATCGATACGGCGGCGGTGTCGGATGAAGCTATCGACCGACCGGCGCACCTGCTGGCGGATCAGGCAACCATCAGCGACGCGGCGAGCGACCAGCTCCGCGCCAGGGTGCTGGTGGTCGATACGGCCACCGCGGCGGATCGCATCACCGGCACCCTTCGTGTCCTGCACGTCGATGACGCCCTGGTGTCGGATGGGGTGCTGGATCGCGTGCGCGGCCTGACGGTGGACGGTGCCACGGTGGCCGACGAAGCATTCGGCACCCGTCATGCGTTCACCCTGGTGCTGGATGCCGCGCGCATCAGCGACAGCACTGGCCAGGCCGCCAGCGTCCTGGTCGAGGACGCCGCCACCGTCAGCGATCAGGCAACTGGGGCGCTGCACGGTCGCGTACTGCTGGTGGATGGGGCGTCCCTCGCCGACGAGGTGGTGGACGCGCATCAGGCCGTGCAGGCGCTGCTGGTGGACGGGGCATCCATTGCCGCGCTGGTGCTGGACCATCTGGCGGCGCGCGACCTGGTATCGGATGCCGTGGTGATCGAGGACATCACCGTGGGGGGCGACCAGGACGGCGGCCAGGCTTGGACCGCAAACGTCGATAGTTGGGCGATGAGCCGCTACGCGCCGTATACCTTCCGGTCGCTTGCTGTGATCGACGGTCGGCTGTACGGCATCGCCGAAGACGGCGTTTATGCGCTGGACGGTGACAGCCAGCCGGTGGCCGGCAGAATCGCGACCGGGAAACTGGACATCGGCCAGGGCGCGCTGGTGCATCCGCATAGCGCCTATCTGGAGTATGCACTGGATGCTGATGGCACGGTGGCCATGGACGTGACCACCACGCAAAGCGGCAGCGCAGCGACCTACAGCTACCCGCTGGAGAGCGAGCCTGCAAGCGAGTTGACCAATGGGCGCTTCAAGTTCGGCCGGGGCCTGCGCGGCAGGCACTTCACCTTCACGCTGCGCCTGACCGGCCGGCACGGCTATATCAATGACCTGAGCGTCGAATCGGCGCCGACCAACAGGAGAGTGTGAATGGGTATCGCACCGGATAGCATCCTTGGCGTTGCGGTGGACACCGTTACGGACAAGATGAATGACCTTGAGTCGCTGGGCAGCAAGTACAGCGCAGAGCTGTCTGCCGCGCTGGCGAAGATCGGCGACATCACGGTGGCTGACGTGCCGGCGCCGACGCGACCGGATGCGCCTATCGCTTCGCCGCCGCCCGTCAACCTCGGCGAGCAGCCGACCTTTAACCCTTCGTCGCTGGTCAAGCCGGAAGCCCCTGGGGGCCTGAACATCGACGACCTGCTGGCCGACCTGGACGTGGGCGACATGGACGACCTACCCGACGCGCCGACAATGATTCCGATCAACATCCCGGACGCGCCGAGCATGACGGCCATCCCGGTGCCGGAACGCCCGGACATCGACACCACGGTGGAGATTCCCGATGCGCCGCAGATCGCCATGCCGGACATGGAAGCGCTGGAACAGATCCGACTGCCGGAATTCGTGTTCCCCGAGTTGCCCACGTTCGACGCCACGCCGCCGGACGCGAGCGGGATCACGGTGCCCAACGTCTTCATCAACTGGCTGGAGCCGGAGTACCAGTCCGAGGTGCTGGACGAGTTGCAAGCGAAGATCAAGGAGCTGATGGCGGGCGGCACCGGACTGCCGGCGCCCATCGAGCAGGCGCTGTTCGCCCGTGCCCGCGAACGCGACAGTGGCGAAACCACCCGCGCCGTGCAGGAGGCGGTCGATACTTGGGCCGCCCGCAATTTCTCCATGCCGCCGGGGATGCTCGCCAGGCAGGTAGATGTGGTGCGCGAGCAAGGCCGGCTGAAGGCGGCCGAACTGAACCGCGACATCCTGGTGCAAGCGGCCACCTGGGAAATCGAGAACCTGCGCTTCGCCGTGCAGCAGGGCCTGGCCCTCGAGCAGTTGACCGAGAACATGCACCAGAACATGGCGCAGCGCCTGTTCGAGGTCGCCCGCTTCCACGCGGAAAGCCAGATCAACGTGTTCAACGCGCAGATCAGCCTGTTCAACGCGCAGAACGCGGCCTTCGAGACGCTGGCGCAGGTCTACCGCACCAAGCTGGATGCGGCTATCTCCAAGCTGACTGCCTACAAGACCGCCGTGGAGGGCCAGGTGGCGCTGGGGCAAATCAACCAGCAGCGCGTCGAGGTGTTCAAGGCCAAGCTGGACGCCGTACAGTCGAGCGTCGAGGTCTACAAGGCGCTGATGCAGGGGGCATCCGTGCGCGCCGAGACGATCAAGAACCAGTTCGACGCCTACCGCGCAGACGTGCAGGCGTATGCCGAGCAGATCGGCGCCGAGAAGGTCAAGTTCGACGCCTACGAGGCCCGCGTCAAGGGCGAGTCGGCCAAGGCGGACGTGCTCGATGCGCAGGCCCGCGCCTACGCTTCGACCATTCAGGGGTTGGCGAACAAGGCCGATGTCAAGGTCAAGGGCGCGCAGATCAAGATGGAGGCGGCGCGCACCAAGGTGTCGAAGTTCTTGGCGGACGTGGACGCCTACAAGGCCACCCTGCAGGCCGACCTGAGCGAGGTGCAGTACAACACGTCGGTGTTCCAGGCCCAGGTAGAAGCCTGGCGCGCAGCGGCCAGCGCCAACGTGGCCGACGCCGAAATGCAATCTCGCTTTGCCGACATGAACAGCCGGACCAACATCGCTTACGCCGAAATGCAGATCAGCGAGTACACCGCGAAGATGCAGAACGCCGTACAGCAGGCGCAGATCGCTCTGGAGGCGGCGAAGGCCCTGGGGCAGTACACCGCTCAGCTAGCGGCCGGCGCTCTGTCAGCGGCGCACGTGTCGGCTAGTATCAGTGGCTCCGGCAGCGCGAGCAGTTCGGAAAGCAAGAGCGAAAGCACTTCCACCAGCTACAACTACAACTACTGACGCCCCCCGTAGGGTTCGTCCCGATGCGGCCTGGCACTGGATCATGCTCCGGTATCAGGCCGTTTCTATTAGGGGCTACCCATGTTCGGATTCAAGAAAGGCGCGAAATCCAAAGTTCAGCAGTTGGCTGAAGGTGGGCGCGTGACTGGCCCGGGGACCGGAACCTCCGACGACATCAAAGCAGAAGTTCCGGCGGGCTCCTACATCATGCCGGCTGATTCCACGGAAGCGATCGGCGAGGAAGCACTTGGGGGGCTCGGGGCGCCGGTAGCGGTTAACTTGAGCGACGGCGAGTTTCAACTGCCTCCGGAACAAGTTCATGCCGTTGGCGTGAAGGCTCTGGATGCAATGAAGGATGCCACGCACACCCCAGCGGATCGGAGTTCCGATGGCTTCAAACCGGAAAAGAGCGCCCCCGGCAAGCCGGAGATGTTTTTTGCCGACGGTGGCGTAGTGGAAGAGCGACGGAAGCGGCCGCAGCAGGTCATCAGCGGCTACAGCTCAAACCCTACCATGGCGAAGGCCCAGGCCAACATCGATGCCGAGCAGCAGGCTCTCGCTGTGCACCGTCAGCGCACTGCTGATGCTGCAAAGCTCCAGCCAGGTGTTGCGCCGGGATACAGCGACAATCTCTATACCGCCAACGCCCAGGCACGTTCGGACGCCGCACGGCAGCAACAGGCCATTGCACAGGCCGGACCACTGCCCGATATTCCGTCGACACAAGGCTTCGCGCCACCGCGACAAGGTAATGACCCAGCCAGAGCGGCAAGGATGCAGGCTCAGTTTGATCAACCGGTAACGGGCCCTGCTCGATCCAAAGCGGCTGGTTTCACTCCGCAGTACCGTACTGAAGGGCCTGGCTGGCGAACCGACTCGGTTCTCCGCGGGACGGGTGACGACGTAGCGCAGCAGTGGGCATCGGGTGAGTATGCCCGTGGCTTCGGGACTGGCGTGCGTGGGGCGCTTGCGGCGGTTCCCGCAGCATTCGCTGATGCTGGAGAGGATGTCGGTCGATTGGCGGAACCGGTGGTCAACTTCGGTAAAGGGCTATTCGGATGGGATGACACGCCGCCGGCGCTTCGTGGTCAGCAAGCGGCCCAGGGTGCAGCGGCGCCAAGTTCCAGTGCTGTGCCCGGGCGAGGCCAGGTGTTGCCGGCTGCTGGCGCGCCTACCGGAGCGCTGGAGTCGGCGGCGAATATTGGAGCCGCTATGCCAAGCGCCGGTGGCTCGGACCTGCCCAACAACGTGACGCGGGTGGGCAACAGCTTCTCCGGCACAACAATCCGCCCGGGCTACACCGTTAACGGGGAAGCTCAAGCTGCCGGGTTCACCCCAGGTGGTCAGCGGAGTGCTCAAAACCAGCGCGCAGTGGAGAACCTGCTGGCCCGAACGCCTGATGTGGGTATGGGGTTCAGTCCGAGTTCTGTTTCTCAGGTACCGCCGATGACCCCGGACGCGCTGGCTCAGTACAACGCCGGTAGCTCCAGCGCGCCTCGAGTAACCGTGGTTCCCGATAGTTCTCGGGCCGATAGCGTTCGCCAGGCCGCCTTGAATGCAGCCTCAACACCTTATCGCGGTTCGCCGAACGGGCAGTTAACTGCCCGCCAGATCGACAACCTGTTCCGGCTCCAGCAGAGCGATGACCGCAATGCTACGTCCCTGGCGAGCACTCGGGCGAATAACGACACGGCCTTGGTGCGGGAGCAGGTGCAACAGCAGGGCGCAAATCAGCGCGCGGCTCTACAGGAAATGGGGCAGGGCGCGCGCTTCCTCGCCGCCAACGAACTCGATCGCCAGCGCCTGGCTGGTGAGCAAGAGGCCAGGGGTTTCCAAACCCGCGCCGCCCAGCGCATCGAGAAGCTGTACGAGCAGTACGACAAGGCTGCTCCCGAAGACCGCGCCGCGATCGCCGAACAGATTCGTGTGCTTGCTGGTAAGGACGCTCCGAATCGCTTCACCGTGGTACCTGGCGGCCAGGAGTACGACCCGCAGTCCATGCAACTTCTGACGCGCCCTGCACGAGTACTCAACAACCAGACCGGCCAATTTATCGACCAGCAAACGCAGTCGGCGCAACCCGTCGCTCCGCGAACTGGTGAGGTGCGAAGTGGATACCGGTTCAAGGGAGGGAACCCTGCCGACCAGAATAATTGGGAGAAGGTGTAATGGCCGATACCAGCAAGCCATGGGAAGAGTTCGCGTCTCAACAGCCAGTAACTGGTGGCGAGAAGCCGTGGGAGGAGTTCGGTGGCGAGACGAAGGAGGAGGGAAGAGGCCTGATCGGGCATGCGCGCGACCTTGGCCTATCCGTGGCCAAGGGGGTGATTGGGGTTCCGGAAGCGGCTGTTGGCCTCGCTGATATCCCAACAGAGGGCCGCGTCGGTAAGTTCCTCGAGAACCAGGACGGCATGCTTGGCTTCCGGCCCCGGGAAGCGAAGGATTTCCTGAGTGATCTGCACACCGATCAGTACAAACAGCAACAGCAGGACTTTCAGGATGCCGATGGCGTCGTAGACAAGACGCTGCATGCTGTACAGAACCCGTCGATGGTTGTGAACACCGTAGCGGAGTCTTTGCCTTCCATGTTGGCGGGGGGCGCGGTCGGTCGTGGCGTTCGGGCGCTGGCTCCAGCGTTGGCACCTGTGGCAGCCGGCGCGGCTGGCGAAGGGGCGGTGATGGCTGGTCAGCAAGCAGAGCAGATCCGCCAAGAAACTGATGACGGCTTGCTCACTCCGGCGCAGTCGGGAGCTGCGGTGGCCACTGGTGTGTTGGGAAGTCTGTTTTCCCTTGCCGGCGGTAGCTTGGCCAAGAAACTGGGTATCGGTGATGCGGATACCCTCCTCGCTGGTGGTGCCAACCCAGGACAACTGGTCAGCGAGCTGGCGTCCATGCCGGCGAAGAGCATTCCGCGGAAGGTGATAGAGGGCGCAATCTCCGAGGGCTTCCTTGAGGAGCTGCCACAGTCCACATCTGAGCAGGTTCTGCAAAACCTGGCGCTGGGACGGGACTGGGCCAGCGGCCTGGATGAAGCGATGGTAATGGGAACGCTGGCCGGGATGGCCATGGGTGGGCCGGCGGCGGTTCTGCATGGCGGTCAGTTGGCAGCGTCCCGTGGCCTGGCGGATGCGGACGCTACCTTCGAGAGTACCCCGGGCCTTGAGGGGCAGACCGAGACGACTGCGCCACTGGCACTCCCAGCTCCAGTGTATGAGGCTGGTTCTGACGGCCAGGTCCGGACCACGGTCGACCAGAACTCCGCTACCCAGGTACAGCGTCAGCAAGAGGCTGAACGTCTGGACCGAATCCGTCGAGGTGAAGTCACCGATGTGACTCCGGTCCCGGCGGCCCCAAAGCGCTCCGAGCAGATGGGTCTGGACCCGGCTACTGGGCCACTGTCTGGTGCTGCTGCGCAGGCCGTGGACAGTGGCGCAACTGACCATATGGTGCAACAAGCCGCGCTCCAGCAGGCAGCCGAGGAGGCGCAGAAGAGCGGCAGGAAAGGTGATCAGGTCAACCCGGAAACCGGTGAGATTACAGCGGAGCAGGGTGATCTGCTGGCATCCGATCCTGTCACCGATCTGCAGGGCCGCCTGGAATTTGTACGCCGGCAAGCCCGTGCCACCGGATGGGACGCGAAGAAAATCGCCGAGCGCGATCGCTTGCAGGAGGAACTGGACAAGCTCGCGCCAGCGCCGGATGCCGGCTACATGCAGCGCGTCGGTGAGCGCGTGAAGCGTATCGAGGCCGCGCAGAGCCCCGATGAAATTGCCGCGATCCTCGCCGAGGATCAGCAGGATGAGCAGCGCCACCAGAACGCCGCTGGCCGGGTGGAGCTAGCCGCCCGTGCTCGCGGCTTCGCCCTGGACCAGGCGGCGCAGCAGCAAGCCCCGACGCCAATCGGTGTGCAGGACGACATCCAGCAGGCCCAAGGCAAGGCTGACACGCAGCAGGCGCAAGCCGCACAACCGGTTGCATCGCCGGCGCCGGCAGCGGAATCCGTACCGGCCGCGTCTGCGCCTGCGATAGAGGCCGCGAAGCCGTCCAACCTGAAAGACGCCATCGCCAAGGTGCGCCAGGACAAGGCGCAAGCGCCGAAGGCCGAGCCGGTCCAGCAGACCGCCGCACCCGCCGCCGATCAAGCACGCTACGCCGACCTGGCGCAGCAGTTCAATGCCATGGTTCCGCAGTTGAAGGCGGCGCGCGAGGGCGGCAACACTTCCGAAGTGGAGCGCTTGACCAATGCCATGCGCCCGCTGGACACCGAAATGCGCCAGCTCCAGGCGCGCGAAACCAAGCGCACCTTGGATCTTGGCCAGCAGGCATCCAAGGCGAAGCTCGAGCAGGAACTGTCCGGCGAGGCCATCGGCACCCGCCGCCGCCCGAGTGAGCACGCGCCGGAGAAGGGCCTGTACTGGGAAAAGACCGGCACCAATGAATGGACCGGGCGCGGTGCGTGGTTCCAGAAGGGCAAGACCCGCACCGACGCGGACATGGCGCAGTTCGGCGGCACGCTGGTGATGCCGTCCGAGCAGGCCGCGCAGAAGGCCCCGAGCATCGAAGGCAAGGACATCGGCGAAGGCTGGGCGGAGTTCAGCAAGGAATCGGGCGCCGTGGGTATCCCTCGCGCCGACATGCCGCAGATCAAGGCCGAGCACCGCGGCGCGATGGTGAACTTCCTGAGCGCTCGTGGCGTGCAGCATCAGGAAGAGACAGTTCCCGCAGATACCCTCAAACCGACGCAGGCGGAGTTCAGCCGGGATAAGGTGGCGAAGGCCAAGGGCTTCGAAGGTGGCAACCGCTCCATTCTGGTGTCGCGTGACGGCCATGTGCTGGACGGCCATCACCAGTGGATGGCGGCCCGCGACAACGGCGAAGAGGTGAAGGTGATCCGCCTGGATGCCCCCATCCGCGACCTGGTGAAACTGGCCCACGAATTTCCCAGTTCCACCACCGATGCCAGCAGCGGGCAGGGCGCCACGGTTGAAGCGAAGCAGGTGAGGCCCAAGCCTGAGCCAGCAGCTCCTGATGTGCCTAAGAAGAAGCCGCGCGGCGTGCTGGCAAAGAGGTTACAGGCCGAGGCCCAGGCCCGCGCCGAATACTTCACCCCCGGCAACGTGGTGCGAGGTTACGGCGCCAACTACGACAGGGTTATCAGCTACAACCCGACCGAATCGGGAAGCTGGACCGTCACGGTGCGCAGTGTACGCAAGGAAGGCGACACCTGGGTGGATGTCCCGGGCGAGAGCGAGCGCACTCACATGACGGCGCCGGATGCGCGCGACATGAAGCGCGGCCCGGCCGGCCGTATCGCAACACAGGGGGCGCCAACCGCCGATGAGTTCCCCTTGAAGGAAGCCGCAGCCAGCTACTCCGGTATCTCGAACAGCAGCAGCCAGCGAGCGAAGTCCGATGCGGATGAGTTCCAGACCTACATCGACGTGGCCCGCGACGCGGGCGCTGTCGTGGCACGCACCGATGCTCAGCAGGCGGCCGTGGAGCAAGCCACACGAGAATTGCGGGCCGATTACCTGGCCCAGTACCGGCGCCTGATGAACGTGCGCGCCGGCACCTACAGCGGCTATGTTGTCGGGCGTTCTGGACTGAACAGCAAGCAGGCGGACAGGCGCAACAGCGCCTACGACCGCGCCATCGACACATTCGTGGCCTGGCAGAAGGCCAATCAGGATCGCGTGCGCCAGGCGGCACTGGACGCCCGTACCGACGAGGAAAAGGCGGCAGATCGCCAGGCCGCCGAGCAGGCCCGTGCCGACAAGGCGCAGCGCAAGGAAGACGGGGACCGCAGCCTGATGCGCAGGATTCTGTCCTGGAAGAAGGGCAGCGAGCCGGTGGCGATCACCAAGACCGCGCACCTTGCCGGGGTGAACTTCGGCAAGGATGGCTACCCGACCAGCATTAAGTTGACGCCGACCGATGGCAGCGTGCTGACGAGCGACAAGTTCGACCTAGCGACGCTGTTCCGTGAGCGCGGCATGAGCGTGCCGGAGTCGAAACGCCGCGTGCGTGAACTGGTCGATTTCGTGCGTGCCGAGGATGCAGCCCGGCCCCAGTCCGAACCGGCAGAGGCACCCAAGCCCGATCCCGCGCAGCCCAGCAATTCGAAAACCCCGACGCTCGATGAGCATGTAGCCCTCATGCAGCGCGCGCGCAGTGGGGAGGCGACCGCCGACGAGTTCCGCCAGGCATTCGAGCGTACGCAGAACGCCCGCGACGCCCTGGTGGCCGAGCTGGGCACTATGAAGAAGGATGAACTGCTGAAGTCAGGCGGCTACAGCTTCTTCCACCGCTACCGCAACGAGAAGAAGGCAGCGATTGTCGATGCCCTGGCCGGTCGCGTGTTGGAGGAATTTGCGCTGGGCCGCAGCTACGGCCCGAGCAGTTACGTGATGTCGGCTGCTGGCCTCGAAGCGCACCGCCAGGCCAAGGCCAGCGCGCTGGCCGAGCTGGTGGCGAACACCACCGACGACGACATCAAGGCGCACGCCGCCGAGGTCGCCGAGGCGCAGCAGGAAATCCAGGCCCGCCGGGCAGCGCAGCAGAAGGCTGTCGCCAACCCGCAGACCCTCGCCGAGTTCCGCCAGGCAGTGAGCTACAACATGGAGACGCACGGGGAGTCCCTGCGGGAGGCGTTCATGCGCCTGACGCCGGAACAGCGTATTCGCTACGACGAACTGGAGGCTGAGAGCACCAAGGCCCTGCGTGAGCAGGCCAAGGCACAGGCCAAGACCCGTGTAGCCAGCGCCGGGCAGACTACGGCCGGCGACATCATCGAGACGAAGCACACCAAGCACGGGCATGACCTGTTCGTGGTCCAACTGGCCGAGCGCGTCAGCCGTGAGGACTACGACACCCTGAACAATTCGGCGAAGCGGCTGGGCGGCAGCTACAGCAGTTATCGTGGGAATGGCGCCGTCCCCGGCTTCCAGTTCCGCACCCGCGAGGCGGCCGAAGCATTCCGTAAGCTGGTGACAGGCGACACCGCCGACGCGCAGGCCGTTGCAGAAGCGCGCCGCGACGCCTTCGAGGATGACCGCAGTCAGGGCGCCGCCGAGCGACTGCGCACCATGGCTCAGGCCCTCAACGAGCGGGCCGATGAAGCGCTGAATCGCGAGCGGAAGCAGAACACCGAGCGCCGTGCGCGGATGGCCGCCCGCGCTGAGGCCTCTGCGCGGTCCGACAAGGCACTGGCCGCCACCATGAACAACCTGGCCGATGCCATCGAGGGCGGCAAGGCCAAGTTCCTGGACACCGTGCGGCAGAAAGTGCAAGTGGAGTTCCTGGCGCGGGAACTGCGCAATGCGAAGGACGCGCAGATTCGTGCGAAGTACCCGACTTACGGCGAGCAGGAGAAACACCGCGGCGAGCCGGTGGACGCCGAGACGGTGGACTACTCCACCTTCCCCAGCTACACCGCCATGCGCTCCGACCTAGCGAGCCTGGCGCGCCAGATGGCGGACGTGGACGGCCTGAAGAAATTGGCGGCGCGCCTGGAGAAGGTCGCCGACGATGTGACCGAGGCCTACACGGACTGGGCCAAGCAGAATCTTCTGTCCGTCAGCCGCTTCACCCGCGGTGACCAGTTCGCCGACTTCAAGAGCCGCGAGGATGCCGAGCGTGCCATTCGCCGCTCCGGCCTCACCGGCAAGGCCATCGTGCTTCCGGTGAAACGCGGGCAGAACCGCATCGTCATGGCCCCCAGCGAAGCCATGAAGCTGGGCCTCTGGCAGGGCGACGGCGACAAGCGCATCACGCTGTCTGGCGAGTTCGGCGGCGAACTGGTACAGGCCCTGGGCCGGCGCAGTGGCAGCAAGATCACCGTTCCGTGGGCGCTGGAGAGCGCGCACGAAAAGCGCAAGCGCCTGGAGAGCATGGGCATCCTCACCGGCAGCGAGTACCGCTCTGCACTGCGCGAGTTCGTAGCGCTGCGCGAGGCGCCCGCCGAGCCGGATAAGATCAAGCAGATGGAACGGGCGATGATCGGTCGTCGCAATGACGGCCTGGACTTCTTCCCAACCTCGGCCGCCGTCACCGAGGAAGCCATCGACGCCGCCGACATCCAGGGAGGCATGGACGTGCTGGAGCCTTCCGCCGGCATGGGCCATATGGCCGACGCGATCCGCGAGCAGACCGGCGTGGAGCCCGAAGTGGTGGAGCTTTCCAGCGAACGCCGCGAGTTGCTGGAGGCCAAGGGCTACAACCTGGTCGGATCCGACTTCATGGAGGTGTCCGGCAAGCAGTACGACCGTATCGTGATGAACCCGCCGTTCTCCAAGGGGCGCGACATCCAGCACGTACAGCACGCCTACAGCCTGCTGAAGCCCGGCGGCCGCCTGGTTGCCATCATGAGCGAAGGCGCCTTCTTCCAGAGCAACAAGGCCGCCGAGAACTTCCGTGCCTGGCTGGACGGCCTGGGTGCCACCAGTGAACGGCTGCCGGAAGGTTCGTTTATGGACCCGGCGCTACCCGTCAATACCGGTGTGGACGCGCGCATGGTGGTGATCGACAAGCCGGCAGCCGAAGAGTCGGCAGCGCCGCAGCCTGGCGAACAACCGCCTGTGCAGTACTCGTTCGCCGGACGCAATGCCGTCGGCGCCAATCTGCATGCCCTGAGCACCGCGCAGCAGCGCATCGCCATGGGCGAAAACGCCGAGGCCGTTCGTCGAGATACCGGCTGGCACCGCGGCACTGATGGCAAGTGGCGCTTCGAAATCAGCGATCATCAGGCTAGCATCGCCGTGGCCGGTGAGACTGCTGGCGCCATCATCGATATGGCCCACCTCAATGCCATCAACGACGAGCGTAGTCGACCGACTGTAGGCGATGTGCTCAGCCATCCTCAACTGTTCGCTGCATATCCTGACCTGCAGCGTATCCCGGTGGCAGTGATGCCAGAAGGCGGCACTGCGCTGGCTCGCCTGCGCCGTCTCGCTACTGGTAACCAAGTTGAGGTTCAGGCCAACATGCCGCGCACCGAGGTGGCCTCGGCGATCTTGCACGAACTCCAGCATGCGATACAGATCCGGGAAGGTTTCGCCATGGGCGGCTCGGCCAGGGCTTTCGTCAGCGACTTCGATAAGACTGGTGCGGCGACCTATCGTCGTCTGGCTGGAGAGGTGGAGGCGCGCAACACGCAGGCTCGGCTGAAAATGACGCCGCGCCTGCGCCGGGACATTGCACCCGATGAGTCGGCGGACATCCCTGCAAGTCAGGTGCTGGTGTCGTTCAATGGCCGCGACATCGAGAATGGCCCGTTGCCGCAGAACCTGACGGGGCTCCCGCCGATGACCTCGCAAAGCCTGGTGCGTGCTTTCGACCTGCAGTTCCCAGCCCTGGGCCAGGCTGTGCGCAAGATGCTGAAGCGCGGCAAGGAAGGACAACGGGGCGGCTTGGTAGTGATCGACAGCGCCGACCCGTTGCGCATCGCGCACACCTACGCGCGGAGATCCGGTACCGCACTGAGCGATGCCGTTCAACTGTTTGAGGATGGCGGGCGCATCAATGGCTTCTACGATGCCAGATCAGGTCTAACTTTTCTGGTCGGCCCGAACCTGAATCCGGTAACCGCACCGGCCGTGGTGCTTCACGAAATGGTTCACGGCCAGCAGCGGCAGAATCTCGACCAGGCTGCCCACGCCATGCTGATGAATCGCGGCAAAGTCCGGAGCGCCGAACTGCGCACCTTCCTGGACCGTGTGGCCAGCCGCATGATCGAGGCCGGCGAGAGCCGCAACATGAAGGAGGCCGCTCCGTATATCGTGGAGCAGGCTGTTATTGAAGGGCGAGAGCAGGGGTTCGCCGAGGCTGATAGCCGGTTCCTGTCCTGGGTAGACAGTGCGCTGGGCAAGCAGGTGGGTGACTTCCTGCGTAGGTTCCTGGCCAACATCCGTCAGTGGATGCTGCGCCACGGTCTGCCGGTTGGCCGTATCAGCGTGGACGATCTGGTGCGATATGCGATGGCTGGTGTGGAAAGCGCCGCCGAAGGCCGGGTACGGGGCGACGGCCTAGCCATGAGCCAGGACGACATGCGCAAGGCGCGCGTGCTGCAAGGTCCGCCGGTGGCCATCCTGGAGGGGAATGAAGCACCACAGGGCTTCGCTGCGGTTCGCGAGTGGGCGGCGAAGCTATTCGAGTCTCAAGGTGGCAAGGCAGTGAACCCGGACCTGGGCGATGTGGTGCTGGATATGCGCGCTGTGCGCGACTCGATGGCGCATGGCAAGGCCAACCCATACAAGTTCTCGGCGTTCGCGGCCGTCAAGGACGTGCTGGAGCGTGGTGTGGTGGTTCACCGCGCGGACTATGAGAAGGGGGAGAGTTTCTACGTATCGGCGCCGGTGGTGATCGACGATAAGGATGACATCGTGACCGTGTTGGTGCGCCGCGATCCGAACATGCAGCGCATGTATCTGCATTCGGTGGCCACAAAAGAATATCTCCTGAACCGTCGAGTATCCGGTGCTGATGCCACGATGGCAGTGCAGCCTTCCGGCTCGTCCAGTTCAGGAGACGTAGCCAGTGTACTCCAGCGGCTGCTGACCGCAAGCCTGAATGAACCCGAAGGTCCGCAGTTCAGTCGCTCCGGTCTGCGCGAACTCACCAGCAAGGCTACCGCCGAACTGAACAAGACCTTCAGCGCTCCGGGAGGCCTGTCCTGGTGGCACAAGACCATCGGCACCATGTACAACCTCGCAGAGCGTTCCCCGGCATTCAAACCGGTCTTCGAGTCGGCGCAAGGATTTATCGATGACGTGAGTTATTACGCCAGCGATGCGGCTGATCTGGCGCCGAAACTGCTGCCGAAGCTGGAAACCTGGCGCGACATCGCAAAGTCCCCGGTGGGCGCTGAGGACAACAAGGCGGTGGCCAAGCCGGTATTCGAGGGCACGCTGATGTGGGCGCGCGACGTGGACGGCAAGCCGGTGCGCGTCGATTCGCTGGCTGAGCGCGCCATGCGTCTGACGGCCGACGAGAAGGCGGACATCCTGCGGAAGCAGGGCAAGATTCCCGAGGGACTGCTGCGCGCCTGGCGCGGCCTGAGCCCCGAGCAGTTCGCCAAGATGATCGACAGCCGCTACGAGTCGCAGATGCTCAAGGCAGGCATCGTCTGGACCGACGCTGAGCTGCGCGACATATGGAAGCTCAACGATGCTCAGGTCGCGCTGTACCGCGAGTTCCGCGCCGCCACCGACCGTAGCCTGGACACCATGGCCCGCGCCGACATGCTGCGCTTCGGCGGCGAGGATGTGAAGGAACTGCGCGACCAGGTGATGGACGCGGCCGATGCGCAGGAGGGCGCCGCGATACTGCGCGACCACCTGGCGCAGATGGCTGATGCATGGCCGGAACGCGCCACGAACCTGCTGAACCTGGCACACGGCATGACGGATCGCGCCGAGAAGGTCGCCCAGTTGCAGGGCGAGGGCTATGCACCGCTGTCGCGCTTCGGCAAGTACACAGTGGACGTGGTGGGTCAGGACGGTCAGCGTGAATACTTCAGCCTGTTCGAGACGAAGCGCGAGGCCAACCAGATGGCCGAGCAGATGCGTGGCGCGTTTCCTGGCGCCACCGTGAGCCAGGGCACCCTGTCCGAGGAAGCGTACAAGCTATTCGCTGGCATCACACCGGAAACGCTGGAACTGTTCGGCAACGCCCTCGGTTTCGACTCACAGGGCGATAGCGCACGTGATCAGGCTTTCCAAGACTACCTGCGCCTGACAAAGACCAACCGCAGCGCAATGCGCCGGCTTATTCACCGAAAGGGCATCGCTGGTTATAGCGAGGACGTAGGGCGGGTACTGGCTTCGTTCGTATACTCCAATGCGCGGCAAACCGCCGCCGGCCTGCACATGGGCGACCTTTCCGAGGCTGTGAACGGCATCCCGCAGGCGCAGGGCGAACTGAAGGACGCCGCGGTACGGCTGGCCGACTACATCAAGAACCCGCAAGAGGAGGGGCAGGCGGTGCGCGGACTGCTGTTTGCACAGTACCTCGGCGGCTCCGTCGCGTCTGCCTTCGTCAACATGACCCAACCGGTCCAAGTGACTTTTCCCTGGCTGAGTCAGTATGGCGGGGTGAAGCGCGCTGCGACGGAACTGGGGCGTGCAGCACGTCAGATGGCGCATCGGTCCTATCAGTTCGAGCCGGACCTGGCCCGGGCATTAAAGCGCGCAGAGGATGATGGGGTGGTGTCCCCGCAGGAGGTCCACCAGTTGATGGCGCAGGCGCGCGGCGCCGGCTCGCTGCGCGCGGGGGACGGGACGCGCTTGGGTGATGCTCGAGCACTTGCGTCCAACAGCGTGGCGCGCCTGTCGATGGCCTGGGGCAAGTTGTTCGGCGCCGCAGAGCAGATCAACCGCCGCATGACCTACATCGCGTCGTATCGCATCGCCAAAGCGCAGAACATGGCCAATCCTGACGAGTTCGCACGCCGGGCCGTGCGCGAGACGCAGTTCGTATACTCCAAGGCCAGCAAGATGCGCTGGGGGCGTGGTGCCGTCGGCGGCACCTTGATGACCTTCAAGACGTACAGCGTGGCCTATCTTGAGCTGATGCATCGCTTGTGGAATCAGGGTGAGCCTGGTTCGCAGGAGCGCAAGGACGGTCGGAAGGCTGCTGCCCTGATGATCGGCATGCTGCTGCTCGTCGGCGGCGCCGGTGGCTTGCCGTTCGCCGAAGACGCCGAAGACCTGATCGACGGTGCGGCGCAACTCATGGGCTACAACTTCTCTACCGCGAAGGCCAAACAGGAGTTTCTGGAAGGTCTGTTTGGTCGGGTGCTTGCCGACTTCATTGATCGCGGGGTGTCCGGACTGCCTGGTGCTCCGCTCGATGTCTCAGGCCGGTTGGGCATGGGGAACCTGATTCCTGGAACCCGGCTACTCCAGCCCGCCCCCGCGAATATTCGCGATGTGCTTGAAATAGCTGGCCCCATGGGGGACTTCGCGAATCGCATCCTTGAGGGCGGGAAAAAGATCGCCAGTGGCGACATCGGTAGCGGGTTGCTGGAAATATCCCCGGGGGCGGTACGAAACGCTGCCAAGGGGGTGGATATGCTCGCCACTGGGATGTACCGAGACACGAAGGGCTACAAGGTCTTGGATACCAACACGCTTGAGGCCGCGATGAAGATGATCGGCTTCCAGCCTGCCAGTGTGGCGACCATTCAGGAAGCCAACATGCTCAGCCAGAAGGCGAAGGCCTTCTACAACCTGAAGGCGCAAGATATCCGCAGTATGTGGGCAGCCGGCGTGTTCGAGAAGGACCAAGGTAAGGTTGAGCGCGCGCGGCAGGCAATTGTCGACTGGAATCGGCGCAACCCTGACCAGCCGATGGTCATTCGTGTTCCGGACATCATGCGGCGAGTCCGCGAAATGTCGCTTTCGAAGGATGAGCGGATAGCGAAGACAGCACCCAAAGCAATGCGACAGCAGATGCGAGAGGATCTGGCGCGCACCCGCGCAGCTCTGGACTGAACCCCCTGTAAGGATTTGCCGTTCTCTGGCTGTACCGAAAACTACCTGCCCAAGAAGCCGGGGCGTGATGCCCCGGCCTTTGGAGGATGGCGTTATGTCGGAGAGGGCCGGAATGGCGGTAGAGGTGGTGGGCGTTTCGGTGGCCAACAAGACCACGCTGGCTGGCGCCCTTGCGGGCGCGTTGGGCTGGCTGGCGCAGATCAACTGGGTGGGGCTGATCGGCGTGCTGGTCGCCGTCATCGGTCTGCTGGCCAATATCTATTTCCAGGTTCGCCGCGACCGCCGCGAATCAGCCGAGAGCGCTGCCCGCATCGAGGCCATCCGGGGGCGTTGCGATGTCGAACAGCCGTAACCGCGTGCTGGTTGCCGCGCTGACCGTCAGCCTGGCCGGCTTCGGCGCCTGGATGAAGTCGGAGGACTTCAGCGCGAAACCATACGTGCCGACCAAGGGCGACGTGCCGACCATCGGCTACGGCTCCACCCGCTACGAAAGCGGCCAGCCCGTCAAGCTGACCGATCCGCCGATCACCCGCCAGCGCGGCGAACAACTGGCGCGCAACCTGATGGCGAAGGACGAACAGCAGTTCCGCGACTCGCTGCCTGGCGTGAAGCTGTTCCAGGAGGAATACGACCTGTACCTGGATTTCACGGGGCAGTTCGGCATCACCAACTGGCGTGGCAGCTCGATGCGCCGCGACCTGCTGGCCGGCAACTACCGCCAGGCCTGTGATGACCTGCTGAAGTGGCGCAACCAGGGCGGGCGCGATTGCTCGCTGCCGAAGAACTGGGGGCCGCAGGGCTGCAAGGGCGTGTGGACGCGCCAACAGAAGCGGCATGCGCAGTGCATCGCCGCGCAGGAGTGACGCATGGGTGCCATCAAGGAATGGATAGTCGGCGCGCTGCTGGCCTTGTTTGCCACGGCGCTGCTGGTCGGCCTGGGTTATCTCGGCGGACGTGTGTCGATGGTGCGCGAGTACGGTGAACTGGTCGGACAGATGAAGCGGCAGAACCGCGAGGCCGCCGACAAGCTGGCCGAGTTGACCGCTCAGCGCGACATGAAACAGGCGGCCCTGAACAAGCAGGCCGCCGACCAGGAAAGGAAGGATGCCGATGCTAAAGCTGAAATCGCTCGCCTTGCTGGTGAGCTGCGCGACCGCCCTGTGCGCGTGCGCATCGTCCCCGCCGCAGGTGGGGGCTGTAGTGGTGGCGCCGCAGGTGACGCAGCCGGCACCGCCGAAGCTGGTGCAGGAGACGCCGCCTCGGCCTACGGGCTACTACCGGAAGAAAATTCTCGACGCTTTAACGACTCCCTGAGCGAAGTCGAAACCCTGAGCGCGGCCTACAACTCGTGTCGCGCCCGGTTGATTCCCCAAGAGCCGACCCCGTAGGGAGGAAACCATGGCCTACACCGCATATCGGGTGCTCAAGGCACCTATCGACCAGATCGAGCGCTTCATGACCGAAGCCATCGCCGATGGCTGGCAGCCGCTCGGTGCGCCTATCCTGCTTTACCCCGACGACAAGGCCGTCTACCAGGCTTTGGTCAAGGGCACGCCGGATGGTAGTGGCACCGGACCTGTCACCATCGTGGTGGAGGACATCACCGATGCTTCTGTCATCGGCAAATCTCTGCTGACGGCCGTCAACGAGGAAGACGGGCGTGCAGCAATCGGGGCCGGCACTTCTAATCTGCAGTTGGGCATTACCGCAACCACCGCCAAAGCGGGAAACTATGCGCCTGCCTGGGGGGATGTGACAGGGAAGCCGGCTGTTATTGCGGCTGGTGCTGATGCCGCAACAGCAAGGGTGGCTATTGGCGCGGGAACATCCAGCCTTGCGATCGGTACAACCGCTACTACCGCGGCGGCTGGCAACCACAACCATGCAATCACTGCTGATGCTGCCAGTGGGCTGGCTGCTGCTTCCAGCCTTCAAGATGCGTTCGTAGCGGTTTCAGCGCGGATCAAGGCTCTGGAATCGGCAGCTCCGTAAATGAAAGCAATATGCTATGGATGGCGCATTTGAAGGCACAGGGCCTTGGTTGAGGACTAGCTGTTTTGCTAGTGGTTACCGTGTTGTTGGCTACCGAAACTGCGCGCTCGAAGCACGGAAGGAACGCCATGGATATCGAACGGACGCACATTCACAGCCAGCACGGCATCAACTTCAGCTTGGCGATCATTCGTGTCGCGTGGGCGGAGCGCAGCCGGCTGCTTCACATGAAATACTGTCCATCAGCGAAGGCCAGCCATGCAGTGGCTGATCTTGCGGTTGAGATTTTCGACAGGATGCAGGCGAAGGATCGACCTTGCGTACTGAGAGTCTTTGTCTCGCTGCCCTTGACCCGATCTCAGGCTGACTCTCTGAACCAGCAGCGTGTCACCGTTGCTGGTATGGTCGGTATGCTTGCGGGTGTCGCCGGTAAACGCATCAACACTTTTGTTGGGGTTGGCAGCGGCCTCGCAGTTCGTTGGGCTACTCAGCAGACCTTGCCGACCTACCACGCTGGAGACGTCATTATTAGCGTTGAAGGGGAGGTGTCCGGCGGGATCGGGCCCCAGCATTCTGTCAAGTCGGAGATCGTCCAGAGCGCTGGAGAACCTGCATGAATGATGTCATCCAGTTCGCCATCTGGACTGTAGTCATTGTTGCAGTCGGTCACCTAGTGCGCAACAGGGAGGTCCGTAAGTGGCTTGGGATCGCTGTGTTTGTTGCGGCTTGGGTGCTTATTCTTCGATTCTCCTCGGTCAAGTTGGCAGGCTTTGGTCTTGATATCTTGGGAATTTGCCTTGGCATCCTTGGGGTTGACCTTTTTTTCCGACGGGATAAGTTCTCGAAAGCAGACGAATGATGGCGCGCAGGCCGGCCGGAGTGATGGTGAGGGTGGCCACCGCCATGGCCGGAAATCGGTCGGTATCTGCTCGACGAGTTGCAGTGTGTCGCCCACGTCGAGTTCGATCACGAGGAGCGAGGTCGTAGTGGCGGATTGTGGGGGAGGGAAGCGCTAGCTTACCGGGCGAAGGTCCCTCTCCGCCCAGTAAGTCCGTGTACCTACCGATTTGGGAATTGCAAAATTGCCGAGCCTTTTTTCTCGTTGGAGGTGGATTTATTTTGTTCCTTCTGCCTCAGGCGAATATCTACAACCCTATCTTTATCGTTTGCAGAGAAATATCCCGAAGGCAAACAGCAAAGCTCTTCAAGGATACTAGTTGGAACTCCTAGAACGTCTCTCAAGGCATCTTTAGAGAGTATCTTATGCTCAACAAGCATCATGACACTCCTCTTAAGAAGCTTGGGAGTCTCAAACTCAAACTCTTCGTCCAACGGCTCTTTTTTTACCCACCCCCTAGCCGATCTAGCCTTCCACAGTCGAAGAGTAACTTCAGGACTTGATATCTCCAAATCCTGGCTTCTCTTTATCATCGCTGCAATGGAAACCTTCCACCGAGGCTTGAGAGAGAGAAAAGCATCCAAAGTTGGCCATTTTATCTCATTAGAAAAGCTCTCGGCCGGCATCAGGAATGCGCTAGCGAATCTATGTGCCTGAGATTCAAGTAGGTGATAATTTGCCTTGTACTCGTCGGCACCTATTCCTCGATGAAGAACTAGGTGACCTAGCTCATGCGCAGCATCAAATCTGCTTCTAGCTGGAGCAGCCTTGTCAGAAGCCAGCAAAATATATGGCCTGTTGTCTACATCAGACCACCGAGAAACACCATCCATTTTCACGTAGCCGATTTCCGATCTGGCTACTACGGCGCCATAACTCTCCAGAACATGGACTACATCAGAGATAGGCCCCCTGCCCAGCCCCCACCTGTCTCGACACTCTTCCGCTAAATGCTCAATCTCGCAATCTTGGATCAGCCGAACGTCGCCACCATCATAGGCGGGAATATTAATATCCGGGAACTCAAGGCTTTCTTGGAGTTTATATGAAACCTCTTCAACCCATTCAAGCCTAGCTTCGGCGGAATCTTTTGCTCCTCGACAAGTGGATACTTGGGATCGGAAGAATCCAGGCCTATCAGCTCCGGACCTGATTGGTGATTCAAGTAGCCATTTTTCTGGAACACTAAACGTCTCGCAAATCTTCTTGAAGCTAGAAGACTCAGGAAAGCTATCCCCCTTCTCCCACTTCGAGATATTACTGGTGGAGCAAGAAAGAAGCTCGGCAAGCTTGGCTTGAGTCATTCCAGTAGACGCGCGCAATTGTTTGAGGCGTGCTGACTGAAATCCTAAAATACCTGTTCGCATAACCTGCTGCCTCTATTAATCTCACTCTTGATTATCTGCCTCATTGCCCTCATCTTCGCGCATGCGCTGGCGAAGCTTAGGCCATACTCCATCGAAATCAGTGGGGCTGGCCGCTTCATTGTATCCAGCCATAAAGTCACTCATGCTTTGCCAGACATGATAATGGCTGGTGCTGCTGTAATAAGGAACAGCAATCAATATATCCAACGGCCTGGACTGATCCATGTGGGGGGAGGGTGAAAAAGGAATAATTACAGCATTCAAAGTATCGTCTGCCGAAAGAGGCTCAGAATTCTTATCAAGGAGACTCATTTGTGGTGAGGTGAGAAATTTATTTAGTCGAGAGTTGTTCAGCCTGTACTTCGCAGGCCTGACTGTCTTTTTCCATGGCTTGATGGCTGCAGTGATTTTTATGTTTCCCATAGTCAAGAGAGTATAAAACTCACCTGCAGGCTGAGTAGTAGTCACTGAGGAAGACCACGTCCTAGACAGGCCCGCTAATCCGTCTTGAAGAAAACTATATCGGTCCTGGGCGCGCTTGCGACCTTTAGGTATGTTGACCAACTCGCCAGCAGCTTGATGAGCCTTCTGAAATGCTTGCGGGATGATCGTAAGGATCTCTTCAAAATGCCCGCGCGGTACCTGGTTGCGGATAAAGGTCAAAATCTCATCTTGAGTCTTCATTGACACTCCGAAGTCGCCATTATTCCTAAAGTGGATTTTATAGCTTATTTTTTTCCTTTTGACCAGCGTCTCGCCCGACGAAATCGAGGGATCAGGATCCAAAAAATGCCTCGCACCCGCGGGGCTTTAATGGGGTGGTCACCTCCACACCCTGCCAGGACTAGGCTTTGGCGACATTCGGGCATGAAGTGGAACTGATTGCTCCGCATTTCGTGCGCCCTTTCGTCAAGGGCATGGGAGTCTCCGGCGAACGAGCGGGCCGGAACCATGCTGCGCGGATATACAGTCATCCTGAGTAGGCGACGAGTGGAAAACTGGTCGAGGGAGAAGCGGTCGTGTCAGTGGAGGGACTGGTAAAAAATGCTCGCCCTGGAGGGCCTTGCTACGAATTTGCTACAGCAAATTGAATTGATTTCATATCTATATGATTTTATTAGGTAATTTTTTCTAGTTTGACCGATCCATCA